ACGGAACACAATCGATCGGATGATCCATGGCCGGCTGTGGATTCTGGCGCGACGTCTTCACTGTGCAGCAGTCCACCCAGACGGTGGATGCTCTTGGTCAGGCTGATCTAGCCTGGCTGACTGTGGGCACGGTCCGCGGGATCATCAAGTACGCACAGCGGGAAGTGGTCGACGATTTAGGCGTGTCGGTCAGGACAGATATCGAAATTGAAACGGCATATAGCCCACTGGTGGCGGCTCGGTCCCGTTTGTTACTCGGTGTTACGCCATACAACATCTCAAGCGTGATCGATCCGGACAACGGGCGCAGGAAGCGGCTCCGAGTTCTGGCCACGGAGGTGACGCAATGAGGCAACACGATCGCGACATGACCGTGATGGCTCGACCGTACCGACGGGCGGCGGTCAATTCGGGCGCGACGCAGATGCATTTGCAGGTCGACAACTCGACGGTGGCTGCGGCACTTGGCCGGCTGAGCGCGGAACTCAATGAGCAAGCACGGCGCAAGGGCATCCGCAGGGCGCTACGTCCGTTTGTGACGGAACTTCGCGGCGTAGTCGGCACTGGACCATATCGCGGCAAGAACCTCCACCGGAAGGCAATGGCGAGCGCGGTAGGCGTAACCATCAAGCGCGGCGGCGCTGGTCCCGATGCCAAACTGATCGCGCAGATGGGCGTTCGCTATGGCAAGAAGGGCGGCAAGGCGGCGCGCGGCCGGCAAGGCGTGTTCCATTTGCTTGAGCAGGGCTACAAGCACGGCGGCAAGGGCGAGCAGAAGTACACCAACTCCGCGAACCCCTCACCAGGCAAGGGCAATACCTGGTCGAAGCAGCAGGACCGCGACGCCACTGGCCGGTGGACATCACCACGGTTCCGAGTGGCACGCGGTGGCGCACGGCGCATTCCCGGAAGTGGTCGGGCGCGCTCTTGGGCACAGTCGGCGATCGGACGAATCACAGACGCAATGGCACGCGAAGTCTTGGTGGAAGCCAAGAAGCTGCTGGGGGGTAAATAGTGGGCCTCCTATCCGCCATCAAATCGCTGTACTTGGCGTTTAGTAGCGCAAAGACGGACGTGTCGGTCGGTCTGCGCCGTGCCGGCGATCCAACCCCGTACATCGTCTACGAGGTTACGCAGATGGACGTGGAAGTATCGATGCCATCGAAACTCTCGGGGCACTACACGATGCAGGTGACGGCCGAGTGCGTGGCGAATACCGCCATCGATGCCTGGGACGTTGCTGACGATTTACTGGATCAGTTCAGCGGAAACGTAGTGGACAACGTGAATGACATCACACTGGTGCTGGTGGCTGTGGCGGCAAGCGCACGGACCGACGCACCTGATGACGGACAAAGTGACGCCGAGCGCGTCGTGACTCTCGTACTAACCATCTTGGCGAAGGACATCTAATGGCTCTTATCTCAGGCTACGGCGGCGCAATCACGTTCTCGGGCTTTACGGCTTCGGCTGGCATCACCATGCAGGTCAAGAGCTTCACGCTGAACATCGAGAAAGACTCGCTCGAGATCACCGCGATCGGCGACTGGCGCAAGAAGTACGCGCCTGGACGCACCCGTATTTCCGGATCGCTGACGCTCTTCCGGCAGACTTCGACTGCGGACAACAATTTGCGGGCGCACCTGATGCCGACTTCTTTGGCTAACAGTGTTAACGCGGTGTTGACCTTGGCCTATACCGACCAGGGGACAAATACCTACCAAAACACGATGGATGGATCATCCGCGGCTTGGAACGTCCAGATCACCTCGGCATCGTTCAGCGATGACGGAACCGGCGCCGGCACGTGGGAACTGAGCTGGGAGCAGCAGTGAGCCTCGATCCGTCCAAGATTGTCTCTTCGGCTCCGCGCACAGTGGAGATCGTCGGGATTGGACCGGTGGTGGTCCGGCGTGCAACGCTGGCGGATATCTCATTGGCCGGCGATTTGCAGTTCTGGTGGACGCGCTTGTTCACGCTTCCCGATGGCTCGCCGCTGTTCGCGCCTGGTGCGGACGTTGGCGCGCTCGACCATGAAGTGGCAAGCGCTCTGATTGACGAGGTGAACCGTCCCCGTTTTACAACGCCGCTACCAAGCGGCTCTACCGAAACGCAAGCCCCGAAATGAGGATGCAAATGGACGCAGGACTGGCCGAGGAACTCACCACCAATGAACGGTGCGAGTACCTATTGACCATCATTGCGTCGGCGCTGACACACAAGCGGCCATCCGAACTAGTGCCGTGGCTGAAGAAGAAGCAGGGGGTGTTCCGTGGCAGATAAGAGCATGAAATCGGTCATCTATGCGGAAATGGATACCAGTGGTATCACGCGTGGCGTCGCAAAGACAACGGCGGAACTCGGCAAGCTGAACAAGACGGCCAAGAGTGGCGCGGCTGCGGCTGGGATCACTGCGACCCTGCAGATGACGCAGATGGCGTTCCAGGGGATCTCGCAAGTGTTCAGCGGTGTGGAACGACGCATGGCAGAACTGAACGGCGCGGCGCTGAAATACTCGGGCGCAGCGATGGGTGCAAACGCAATTGCCAACGCTGACAAGATGAGAGCGGATATCAAGATCGGTGCCGCGCTCACGCCTGGATCGATTCAGACCTCACAAGCTGCCGGCGACATTGCGGCCGGTGGCGCGGCGCGCATTGAGCGAAACGCTGGGGGCATTAATCAAGGTATGGGAGCAGTGGCGCGCGCCGGTGGAAACTACGGCGTCCAAACCAACATCCTTCTGGAAGCGGCTGGGACTGCACTGGGTGCGGTGGAACAGGTGTTGAGCGGAGACTTTGCCGGAGCGCAAAGTAGTTACATGTCTTACGGCTCTCAACTCGGCGAACTAGGGAACGCGCAGAACTACGCCTATCAAGGCAGTGCCGCTCCTGGTGCACAAGGCAGCGCGGAACAGATTATGTATCTACGGGCGATTGACAAGTCCTTACGCGGGGGGGCGCAGTAATGCCATACGGGATCACAGAGATCAAAGAATCCCGGCAGTGGAACTTTGAGAACGTGGATGAAACCACGCTGACGGCGGTCTACTTGGCCTGGTGGGAACCTGCGACCGTTGGCGAGGCATACCCCGGCGACGGATTGGTGCTTACTCAGACCGGAATGCCAATGGTGCAAACGCGGCCACCCGCTGCGATTCACACTGCGCCACCGGCAGCCATGAATACGTTTGTAGCGCAGTTGGTGTGCCGATCGGTTGTTGCTGTTCCTGAACCGGCAGTGCCATACACATGGCGCGTGACAGCGGTGTATTCGACGATGGCTCCGGTGGATGCTTCAAAGCAGGGCTACGGTGCGAAGCAGACAATCAACCTCGCGAGCCGGCAGTATGCCGAGTATCGCACCGGTGTAACACTGCCAGCTAATGGAACTGTTACATGGCCTCCATCAGCAGATATCGGTGGAACAAAGATTGACTTAAACGGCAATCCACGTGCAAAGGAAGTACCGCAGATCACCAGGCAGCTGGAGTACAAGTGGGACCGCACACCATTGATATCCACTACCACGCCGGATGATCCGCCGTTCCAAACTTACCTAGATGCGGTGAACAAGCGCAATAGCGTGGCGTTCATGGATGCTTCCATCGGAACAATGCTTTACAAAGGCTTCTCCGCGTCATTAGATCGTGAAATCTGGCGCATCGTGCACACGTGGATTTTCGATCCTTTCTACCACGTCGAGCAGATGCCGGTACCGAACCCGACAGGGCAGCCCGTTCTGTTGCCTGGTACGAGTGTGGCTGGCTTACAAATTTTGCAGTGCGACAAGGTGGCGTGGTATCAGCGCTTCCCGAGCACTACCGATTTCAATACGTCATTCTTGCCCACCACCATCCAAGGCGATTTGGTCAAGGCGTACCCGCCAATGCTCTTCTGATGTCCTACTCGCAACCACTGTTCCACGGCGGGATGTACGGCAAAGCGAATGCCGTGGTTTGCAATGGTTGGCAGTCGGCAGCGAACGCCACGCAGCGCTACGGCGAGGCGATGCAGTGGGCAGACCAGCAGGTCATCAAGGGGCAGATTGTTACTCAGGGGCTTTGCGAGGTGGTCAGCGCCACGCTCATTTCCGGAGCCTCCAACCGGTGGAATTACACCATCAAGATCTGGACGCCGGCGGGAGTTCTTGGAACTGGCATCACGCTCAGCACCACCGATTCACGATTTAGCTACACGAACTGCCGCAACATCCGCGAAGAACACAACCTTTCAAATTTTGCAGATGGGATGTCTTTGACCTCTCCGCCGGCGTCTATCGGACCGGTCGGAAGCAACTGGAGCGGCAGCGCCTGGACCACTACAGCCCTAGAGGCGAAGGTACTTGTGTACGTGGTCTATGACTCGTTCGGCAAGGCGTACCCGTTCTTCGATCGCCCCAACCCAATCAGGTGCACCTAATGGCCAACCTCACGCTCGTAACTCCGATCCCGCCCCAAGTCATCTGCAAAGGTGAGGTGTTCGCCGTGTCGATGCACGTGCATGATGACGGCGCGAACTTCCATTGGACAAACGCAGGATTTACGCCGCAGGGATATCTAACCGTGGGCACGGTCACCGTGCAAGGCACTGGCGCAGTAGTCAACGCTGGCGGCGGCACTGCCACGGTGTCTTGGACTTCTGTGCAAACGCTGACACTTCCCGCCAATGCTTGGGGAACCATCGTCCTCTACGCCGACCCGACATCCGGCAGCGAGAACCGACACATCGCGACCATCTTTGCACGCATTACAGCAGAAAGCATTCCCTGATGTACACATCCATGTTCCGTAAGGCGATGCTGGGCGACACGGCCACGCTGAATCTCGACTTCACCACTGGCACGATGCCGACTGCCGTGACGTTCACACGCGCAGACTCGACGGCGCGAGCGACCTACATCGATGCGAGTGGCTACGTGACGACTGTGGCAAGCGCTGGAGATCCGCGATTTGATTACGCGGGCGGGGTGAAAAGGGGACTGCTAATTGAACAACAGAGCAAAAATTCTTTCGTTTACAGTTCGCTTTTAAGTCACGTCAGTTGGCAAGCCGGAACAGGTGGTCCTAACGATGTAACCATGACCTACCCGGCTACTAGTATTACTGATCCATCAAATGGATCTAGTGCAGGTTTTCTAAGCAAACCAAACACATCAACTGGGTACGCGTTTTTTAGGCAAACAAGTTTGAATACTGGGACAGTTTCAGGCAATAGGACTGTGTCGTGTTGGTTTAAGCAACCAACAAGCAACGCAGCAAGATACGTAGGTATCCGTTGCACAGGAAATGGATTTGCTCCAGCAAATCTTGAAAATTGCGCTACTTTCGATTTACAGAATGGAGTTGTAGTAACAAATGCTGGAACTAATCAATACACAAATGTTTCAATAACCACATTCCCAAATGGTTGGTACAAATGCTCAGCTACTAGTGGCTCAATGGGGAGTGCAAGTAGTGCCATTGGTTCTGTTGCAATTGTCGAAGCAACAAATGGAAACGAGTTTAATGGTGTTCAGGGCGGTACATACATTTGGGGTCCCCAAATCGAGCTAGGGTCCAGTGCATCTTCCTACATCGGGACAACCGCTTCTGCACTTACTCGCCTTGCCGACGATGCCGTGATTCGCAGTACCGCGTGGACATCGCTCTACGCGCAACCAGGCGCAATGGTGGTGGAGTTCTACCGCGGCGCGTACGGCACTGGTGATCGTTCGATCATGTCTACGGATACAACGGCCGCACGGCACTGGCACCTGAAGCAAGCAAACGCTAGCGCCACGGCGCAGATTGCTTTCAGCGCTGGTTCGCCAGTGACGCAGACCGGGCTGACTGCCGGACTAAACAAGGTAGCCATCGCGTGGAATGCGCCAACACCTTCGGCATCGTTCGACCTATGCGTGAACGGCGCTACGCCTACGTTCGGCGGCAGCAACGTAGGTACCACGCTCTCGACCTGGCTCACCCTGGGATCGCAGTCGACTACGGGCGTGAGTGGCACGGGCGTTTGGGATGGCTACCTCAATAACTCCATCAAGAGCGTGAAGTACTACACGGGCTTGACCTACGCAGAGATGATCGCGAAGACCACATGACGAACTACTACCTACGCACCACCACAGTCCCACAGATGACGGCCGCGCTGGCGCTGATTCCGGAGCCGCGATATATCGACATGATCGGCACCATTGGCGCTGTGCTGGACATTGACGGCGTAGAGATCACTCCGGCAGACTTGCGGATTCATGCAAACGTGCGCTGCGAGACGCTTGCGCCAGCGCTCCTTGCCACGCTTCCGACGTGTTTGCCGGCCACGCCTCGGCGGGAGTTTGTGTGATCCACCTCGCGCTATTCATCATCCTGATCCTGAGCAGCGGATGCGCTTCGCAGACGGCCTTGATTTCGCACGCCGCGACATCGAGCGCCGCAAGCGCAGCGGTAGCACGGGCGCACCTGGTGGCGGCAAGCGCCGAGCTCGACAGCATCGAGGCGCAGGCGAATGCGGTTCACCAGGCGATACCGTTCGTGTCCGATGACACTCCCGCGATCTTCTCAACGCTCCAGTATGTGTCGGTCGCAGTGGTGGCCGCTGTGATCGGAGCACTTATCTACACCTACATACCACGAGGCCGCTGATGCTGACTACAGCCCAATACACGACCTGGCTACTAGGACTCGTAATTCTTACCTTCGCTGCCGGGTGCAGTGTTGGTTCAACCTTCCGCCGCACCCGCATTTCCACAAAGGCTTCCAATGCTCAACCTCGCAAGCGCTGAATCGTTCCTTGGCTCCATCTTCTTTGCTACCACGCTCGGGCTCATTGGGGCGCTAGCGGGGTACTTCTGGTGCAGGTCTAAGGGCGGCAAATGAGTCTAAAGAAGTGTTGCTGTGGTGGCGGTTGCTCTGACCCAATATGTGAGAGTGGGAATTGCAACGCCATTATTTCGGACTGCGCGAACCTTGGGCCGTTGAATTTCACGGTGAGGATTAACATGGTTGCACGGCCGGCTACTTGCAGCAAATATGAATGTGCCACTGAGCCTTGCGACAATCTTGGTGGGCTTCCGTTCTTCACCGAATCTGGCTGCGCCCTTTCCGGCGCCGGGCCTTATATCGATTGTGCGCCACGGACATTGATCGCGCCTAGTGGTGGTGCCAATCAGAACGTGCTGACGTGCACTATGGCTGATCCAGGCGCGAACAATTTGCAGTGCATATTTCAGTGGGCCACCCATGTCAATCGGACAACGACTACGTGTGGAGGCGATTCGGAGAACCAGTGCTTCACGGTGAACAGCATCGTTCCAGCTGGTTGCAAACAACTGACGTTCCCGGATATCGCGGTAAATGAGGACATGATTGCTGTGTCCGGTTGGTATGACTGTCCTGAGCCGCCTGGTGTTCCTGCACCGAAGAACATCGCCGATATGCGATCGGTGAAAGGCGCGTTTGGCAAGGCTTGTGGCGACTGCTCGGCTGAAGATCCGAATCAGCAGTGCTGCAATTTGATACCACTCCCGTGCGCGTGCGAGTGTCTTGGTGGTGGTCGATCAACAACCATGCAACTGTTGACGCCGACAAACAATCCCAAGGACGGGGTGCTGTACGCATCGGTCGATTGGTTTGCACCGTGCGCTGGTCCATCGTCACCTAGTCGGGGCGGCACTTGGTGTGGAGAGGGGTGCTCGGGCACAAGCACAGCGAGCGAAATGATGATTCATTTCAGGGCCATATTTGCTGTCTCGACACCACTGCTCGACGTTCCCTATGCGCCGTGTCCAACAACAATCATCGGCGAGGGATTCCCCGACGCGTATTTGTCCTTAAATCAACCCACGTACCCTGGCGCTGATGCCGATGGCCTGGTGTGGTGTTATGAGCAGCGGGACGTCTATGTGCTGTTTAAGCACTGCAACGATACTTACACAGGTGAAGGAAACAAGTGTCGGATGCAGACGGGACTGTACCGACCGGTTCAAGCTGGTATCTGTCTCAACCAGACCTTCATGCCAAAGGGCTGCTGCATCATCGACGTCGAAGACTGCTACAGCAAGCCATGCAACGATGCCCACGTGCCATGTGATTGCTCGACAACGATCAAGAACCTTCTGAAGCGAGCTGGATGGGACTTTCTAGAAATTGAGGTGCTATGAAATACTGGACGATTGAGAACGGCAAGCCGGTCGAGCGCGACGTACCTGGTCCGGATTCACACACCGGCATCGGGTTGGGCGATGTGGTTGCCGGCGCTACCAAGGCGGTAGGGTTTAAGCCTTGCGGATCGTGTCAGAAGCGGCAGGCGGCGTTCAATGCCAACACGCCCACAATGGTCCGTAGGCTCTTTGCATGGATTAAGCATAAA